GCGGGACTCCGTTGACAGGGACCTTGACCACCGTGGACATGAAGATCGGGTGCGGCCTGGATGGGGATACCTACACCATCGGCGACCAGGGCACGAGGGGCGATATCAACGAGGGCACACTGGAGCTTTCCGGGACGGTCAACGGGTTGTTCAGGGATACGTCCTATGCCCTGCTCCAGAAGGCCATCGATTCCACGGAATCCTCCATGAAGGTCGCGTTCACGTCCGGGAGCAACGTGCTGGAGTTTTATCATCCGGAAATCAAATACGGACGCAAGGCCCCGGCCATCGATGGCCCCAAGGGGGTCAAGATCGCCCTGCCGTATCAGGCCTATTTCGGTGATGCCACAGAGGGGACCTCCACGCAGATAAGCGTGACAAACACCACGGAGAGCTACGCGTAATGAGCAAGATCAGGTTGGATGAATCCGGTAAGATTCTGGATCTGAAGTCGTACAAGGCAAAGGACAGCGTGAAAATCGAAGAAGCAGCCGTCCTGCTCAGGTCCCAAAAAATCACGTTGCATGATTTCCGCAAGACCGTTGTTCTTGCGGCATACACCGAGTTTTCCGGCCCGGAGCTGGATGAATGGCCCAGCTCGGATCTGGCTCAGCTGGGCGACCTGGTCGGCCGCTATGCCACGGGAGGCGTTGATGCGGTAAAAAACTTCTTGCTGTCTGGCGATGGCACACAGGCGAGTCCGGCTGGGCATACTGCCGGGACTGCCTAGAAAACCAACGCCGGACAGGGGTCGCTGAAGACTGCTCCACGTGCCCGAATCAATGCCCGGACCTCTGGCCGGAGAACCGGGATGCCTGGGAGCTGTTCGTGCATTGCATGACCCAGTGGAGGGTCGGCATGGCGGGAGCCACGGGGCTGGATTACCCGGCGATGTATCTGGTTGCAGATTCGCTCGGGATCGAAGTGACCCGGGCAAATCTGAACAAGGTGCAGGCGCTGGAGCGGGCCGTGCTCGTCAATCGGGGGGACTGATGCCAGGGGTAATTTTCCACGTTGTAACAGGAAGCCCATACTGTTCGAGCACGGTGTTCAAGCGAATCCAGTACCGGTTGTCCTTTTCCTGTTCCAAGATCAGGACAACCCCTGGGGTCCTGCCGGTTTGGATCCCGTAATAGAGCGCTTGCCCAATGGCTTCTGCCCATTTTTCCCCGAAGTCGAATTCGATGGCATGGGTATCGGTCAGACAATCGCAACGGGTACGATCCGGCAAGACAACCTCGGTCTTACCGTGATGAGATGCACACCAGTCGGATTGATACCATCGCTCGGGATGTAGGTTGCCTGCGCAGAGGGCAGTGGGCGCCATTGCGAAAACGCAAAGCATGAAAAAAAGTTTCATTATTTTGAATGCCAACTTTATCTGGCCCCAAACAGAACGAAAGTGAGCAGTGCGAAAATTCCCCACGCCACGATTGCCGCGGGCACGGACGCCAGGATGAGCTTGATCATGAGGGACAACGCATTGCCGAACGAGATATCGATGCTTGTGATTTTGACCGGGTGCCCTTTACCCGCTTCACGTTGTGCCTGTCGTTCGGCCCACTTTTGTTTTTCGCGCATATCGCGTGCGGCCTGTTCCTGTTCGTAGCTTGGCTGAAGTGTCATTTCTAATCTCCTTGAGGTTTGTAAGATGTCATCCGCATACGCTCAAATCATTATTTCCGCAAAGGATCAGGCCACCGGGGTATTCCGCACCGCATCCCGGCAGATCGGGACCGAATTGGCCAATGTGCGCAATCGGGTTTTTTCCTTACAGAATGCGTTTGTCGGGTTGGGTGCTTCCATGGCCCTTGGTGAGATTTTCGAGACAGGCAGGGAACTTGAGCAGCTAGACAAGACGTTCGTCGAGATTACCGGATCGGTATCTGCCGCTGGGTCGGAATTCGAGTTTTTGCACAAAACAGCTGATAATCTCGGGCAGAATTTTTACGTTCTGGCCGATGCGTACAAAGAAGTTATGGCCTCGGCTCGTGGCAGTAACCTTGAGGGCGAACAATCCAGAGAGATCTTCACCGGTCTTGTAACCGCCTCTGCCAGTTTGGGCTTGTCTTCGGATCAAACAGCCGGGGCCATTAAAGCCGTTACCCAGATGATCAGTAAGGGCAAGGTCCAGGCCGAAGAGCTGCGCGGACAGTTGGGCGAACGGTTACCCGGCGCGTTCCAGCTGGCGGCAGAGGCCATGGGCGTGTCCACTGAAAAGCTCAACAAGATGCTGGAACTCGGGCAGGTCACCGCAGAGGAGATGCTTCCAAGGCTGGCTCGTGTCCTGCGGGAAAAATATACGGGTGAAGTGTCGGAGGCGGTTCGGGCCTCCAACAAATGGGCCGAGGCCTGGAAGGACGCCAAGGCCGAAATTGCCCGGTCCGGATTCCTGGAATCAATGTCTGCGGGTATCACTTCCCTGTCCGGAGAGTTGCAGTCTCCGGCCATGCAAAAGGCCTTGCAGGACCTTGGTGCGGGCATGGGGTCGCTGGTAGAGCACGGCGCGGATCTGATTCCCCATATGTCGGACCTGGCTTCCGGGCTGGACGACGTGGCCCATGCCACAGGGGGGCTGCTCGACGTCTATAGCCAGTTCCCCGACGAAATCACGTCCGGGGCCAATGCCGGGATCATCACCCGACTTCTGACCGGATCCACGCCATTGGCCGTTGCAGTGACCACGCTGGTATCCCTGAATCAGGCCATGGAGTCCCTGAACACCACGTTCGGAGATATGTTCCCGTCCATGGACGAGATGCAGTCATCCTGGTCGACATACATGCAGCACGTCCAGAATATCCAGGACGTACTCTCGGGCAAGCGGGACTGGAATACCGGTGAATTGTTGGATCAGTCTCGGTACAGGGCCACGGTCGACTGGTCGGCTACCCACCCGGACGAACCACAATACCATGCCAAAGTGAACTGGTCGGCTACCCACCCGGACAAAGACGCCACCGACAAACGTCTCGCCGATTCTCACGACATCCCCGAAAAATGGATGCAGCGGCGCGGGGACCTGCTTACCGAGTGGGAACGCAAGGCTGAAAAGACCTCGGAAAAGGTCGCAAGGGATTTATCCATGTCGGCATCCGACGAGGCGGCATATTGGCATGCGGCCATGTACGGCAACGAGCCCATCGATGCCAAGCGTGCCGACCGGCGGGGGGACAATGCCGATGACGAGATCGCCGAGATGCAGGCCGTCTTTGACGAAAAGCAGCGCATCCTCGACACGTTCGCGACCGAGCATGCCCGGGCGACCATGTCGGCATCCGAGTATGCCATCATGCAGCTCGACCAGGAGCGGAAGGAATTTGAAGAGGTCGTCACCGACAAGGTAGCCCTGGACCAGTGGTACGCAGCCGAGCGGGCCAATATCCTGCGCATGTACGGCGAGGAGACAAAGGACTGGTCAGACGGCGCCAAGGAAGGTCTTGAGGAATTCCAGGTCGCCGCCATGGACGTTGCCGGGAGTGTCGAGTCGATTATGTATGACTCGCTGAATGGCGTCTCGGATTGCATCGCTGATTTTGTGGCCACGGGCAAGGCGTCATGGAACGATCTGGCGCAGTCGGTCGTTCATTCCATAACCGAGATGACGACCGAGTATCTGATGGCCCAGGCGTTGATGGGCGGCGGGACTTTTTCCGGCGGCAACGTGGGCGGGCTCATTGGGATGATTGGCGGGATGATTAGTGGCGGATCCTCTTTCAATGTCGGCGGAGCCGTGGGTACCTCCACCGGGACCGGTGGCGGGTTCAACATGGGCGTCGGCGTGGTCTCTGGACTCCACGGCGGCGGCGTGGTCGGGAGTGAGGCGACGTTCCACCGGTCAGTGGATATGGCCATGTTCCAGGGTGCGCCGAGATTCCACAACGGACTCCTGCCGGACGAGTTTCCTGCTATTTTGAAGCGCGGAGAAGGCGTTTTCACGGAAGGCCAGATGAAGGCCCTGTCCGCCGGGGACCCCACAGAGATTCGGGTGGTCAACAACTTTTATGTGCAGCCCGACTCCGGTGGCAACATCTCCCAGAAATCGCAGCGGCAGATATCCCGGGCCGTGACCCAAGCTATGGGGAGGTATAGATGAGCTTTTTAGATGTCCGGTTTCCCAAGGACATTTCGTATGGTTCGTCCTGCGGTCCGGTCTACAACACGTCAGTGATCGAGATGTCCTCGGGCAGGGAAAAGCGGAATCAGAATTGGCTCTACCCTCGATCCGAGTACGATGTGGCCTACGGGGTCAAGCGCAGAACCCAGCTTGAGGAGCTGATCGCGCTGTTTCATGTGGTCAGGGGCCGTGCTCATTCGTTCCGGTACTGGGATCCGCTCGACTATAAGTCATGCAGCGTTTCTGCCACCCCTGCCATGGGGGACGTGATTGTCGGTACGGGAGACGGTACGACCACAGATTTTCAGCTCGTTAAGAGCTACACGGTCACGGGCGTGAGCGGGCAAACGTTCTCCCAGATTCGCAAGATAACCAAACCAGTCCCGGGCACGGTGTATGTGGGGATCGACGGAGTGGAGGCGTTCCCGGATATCGTCTATGACACGGGGATCATTTCTTTTTCCACGGCCCCGGAATCCGGCCAGATCATCACCGCCGGGTATGAGTTCGACGTCCACGCCCGTTTCAACACGGACAGCCTGCCTGCCAGGTTTGATGATTTTGAGAGTTTGTCGGCCTCCGTGCCGGTTATCGAGTTATCGTAGGGGGATGAACAATGATACCCGATCCAGACGACACCACCACTGAAGAGCCGACCGAAGAGCCGACCGAAGAGCTGACCGAAGAGCCCACGGGCCGTCTCTTGTCTGATGAGTTGCGGGCCCATTTTGGTGAGGAGACGACCTCCCTGGCGACGTGCTGGCGCATCGAGCGCACGGACGGGTTCGTCGTTGGCTTCACCAGTCTGGATCAGCCCCTGGTGATCGACGGCTTAGAATACTCGCCCATATCCGGCCAGGCAACGGCGTTCGAGCAGACATTAGGCACCGAGGCCGACAACATGGATGTCAGCTTGGTATTCGACGACGAGAGGATCACGCCCGACGACATGCGGGCCGGGCTTTGGGACTATGCGTCCTTTTTCGTTTTCATGGTCAACTACAACGATCTGACACAGGGCAAACTCCTGACAGTGCGGGGGACGGTAGGGCAGGTGTCGATCGAGGACGATGCCAAGGGCACCGCGGAGTTTCTTTCACTGACCGACAACCTCAAGCAAAATATCGGCAGGGTCTACACCTCGTCGTGTGATGTGAAAAGTCTGGGCGACGAGAGGTGCGGGGTGGATGTCACCCAGTACACCTTTTCCGGGAGCGTGTCCTCTGTTGTGAGTCTGGTTTCTTTTACATCGGACAGCTCCGGTGTCGCAAAGACCGCAGGGTATTTCCGATACGGCATGCTGACCTGGACGTCCGGGGCAAATGCCGGGAAGTCCATGGAGGTGATCGATCATCAATATGACACGACTGCCACCTTTGTGCTTTTTCAGCCCATGCCCGCCGATATGGCCGAGGGGGACACGTTTGAGGTGGTGGCAGGATGCGACCGCACGTTTGCAACGTGCAAGAGCAAATTCAACAACGTGAGGAATTTCCGGGGGTTTCCGCATATTCCGGGCCGGGATGAAGGACTTAAATACGGGAGCTAGTATGGGCACAAGTAGTGGTGCAAGCCGCAAGGACATCATCGATCACGCGCGGTCGCTTTTAGGGGTGCCGTTCAAGCACCAGGGCCGGTCCGCCCGGGGCATGGATTGCGTGGGGGTGCTCATCGACCTGTCCAAATATCTGCAGCTCGGCTACCAGGACATGAAACAGAGGTACAACACCAATCCGCAGACATACGTTATACGCGACGAGCTGGAGAAATACCTGGATCCGGTCCCAATAAAGGAGATGCAGCCGGGGGATATCGTCATCATGCGCATCCTGGGCAACGAGCCGCACGTGGGAATTCTGGCCGAGTACGAGGGGGAGCGGACATTGATTCATAGCTATCAGACAGTCGGTAAGATCGTAGAGCATCGTCTCGATGCTAAATGGCTTCGCCGGATTGTTGGTGCATATAGCATTCCTGGGGTACAGCCATGGCATCACTAGCTATTGCTGCCACTGGTGCCGCAATCGGGGGCGCGCTTGGATGGGGAACGTCCTACGTTGGCACAGCCATTGCCTTGGGCTGGACTGCCGGTGCAATGTTGGGGAACGCTCTTTTTCCGACGAAGCAACCGTCCCAGCATTATGAAGGCCCCCGAATAAACGAATTGCCGATCCAGACCAGTTCCTACGGACAGCCCATTGCGCGAGTTTGGGGTGGTGCTCGGCTCGCTGGAAATATGATCTGGACCTCCGGGATCAAGGAAACAAAGCATGTTGACGAATATAGCAGTGGAGGTGGCAAAGGTGGAGGCGGTGGGAGCACCAGCACGACGACTACCTATACGTATTCGTCTTCCTTTGCGATTGCTATTTGTGAGGGGGAGATCGGGGACATCGGCAGGATCTGGGCCGACTCGCAGCTTGTAGATGCTGTGGCCCCGAACGCCGACATGCAGGATTATTATATCAAAAAATCCTTGGCATATTCCGGAGCAAGCTCGGTGACTGTTTATAGGGGGACGGAAGACCAGCTCCCCAGCCCGATTATTGAATCATACGAGGGGGTGGGCAATGTACCGGCCTATCGAGGAATTGCCTATATTGTCTTTGAAGATTTTGAGTTGGGCAAATTTGGCAATCGCCGGCCGAATTTTGAGTTTGAAATCGTCCAGGATGTTGAAAAAAGAGAATTGATATTTAATGCGGCGGCAGCGAAGGGGTGGCCGAAAGGAGATATGGGCTGGCCATTCAACTGGTGGGGTCTTGAAGAGAATTTGAAGTTTCCAACTGAAATAGCATGGACTCCGTACGGATTTGTTTTCCGTTTAGGTAGCGCCTATATTCCACCAATGGATAGATCAGATTCACAGGAACATCTTTGGGATGTTACATTTGTTTTGATAAGTGGGTTTCCCGGCAAGGTTATTTGGACTTCGAATTTTAGCAGACCCTTTCCTTATGACAAGCAGTACTCGTTCCATGCAATGTCTTATGATTATCAAAGAAATAAATTGCGCATAATTGCAAATAACAATGCAGAACACGGGTTTTGGTATCTCAATCTAAGTGATGGCTCGTTCGATGATGTTTTTGATACAATCGTAATAAATAGTGCTACGGCAGGAGGTAATCGAATATCCTGTTTGGAGTGTGCGCGTGACGGGTCATTTACTATTGGAATTTGGATCACGGGAAGCATTGGAGGGGGATATACTGAAGATTGGATTCAGTATACTAACTGGCATTGGAGTACGTCCGATACCGCTTATCTCCCGGATCGTGTTGATATTGAAAATATATGGGGAGGATGGCGGATTCCGGGTCCTGATGATTATTGGTATCCTTTTGGGGGTGTATCGCTGCTCATGGGTATTCTACCGAATGGCGATAGGGTGTATAGTGATCAGGACATGAAGCAATTAGCAGTTATGCGGGGTGCCGGTAATTCTGTGAGATATTATATTGATGACAAACCTTGGTCAATGACACCGTATGGTGCTATGACTGATCATCCATATAACACATACGGAGTTTTGCATAATGCAACGATGACCGGCACAGGGGACATCATTCTCTGTGGCGTACCAGGTCTTCCTTGGGTCGATACGGTGCATGTATTTGATGGGCTGTCCGTATGGTTTCACAAAGAATATAAAGTTCGCGCCGAAAATGCTTCCATTCCTTTGTCATATGTCGTAACGGACATTCTTTCCGATGTATCGATAGATCACAACAAAACAGACGTTTCCGAATTGGATGGAATCAACGTCAAGGGGTTTGTTCAAACAAACATAATGTCTGCCAGATCGCTTCTTGAACCATTGATGCAGGCATACAATTTTGATTTGATAGAGTCGGACTGGATTATGAAAGCCCGACTGCGTAATCGTAGTTTGGCTGGTCAAGTGGATTACGAGGATCTTGGTGCAAGAATATTCGGAAACAATTCTGATATAATAAAAATTAAAGAAACACGGATTCAGGAAACAAATCTTCCTCGGCGTGTTGTTATTAAATATGTCAACAGGGATGCAGATTATCTGGTGGATACGCAGAGTGCTTATCGTGTAAATACATTATCTGAAAATGAGCTCGTCCTAGAGTTGCCGCTCGCTTTAACGGCTACGGAAGCTCTTCGTATTGCAGATCGTTTGCTTCGGGATGCGTGGACTCAGCGGGTCGGGTATGAGGTGTCTGTTCCTGTCGATTATATAGACTTTGTTCCTGGGGATATTGTCTCCATCAATAATAAGGCCATGAGAATCGTTGATGCTACGTTGTATTATCCTTCAATGATTCATCTAACAGGAACGATGGCTTTAGTGGATGTTCCGGAATCCACAGTTGAGGCACCTATCCCGTTTTTCCAAGAACAAACCGGCATGGATACTTTGACGCCGACAACGTTTGTGATCTTGGATGTGCCGATGCTAGATGATCAAACTCCGGATAGGCCAGGAGTATATATCGCCGGGTACGGGGGAGATTTTTGGCATGGTTGCGTCATAAGCAAATCAATAAAT